TATTTCTGAATATGATATAAACCAAATTGTTGATGAAATTATTAACGAAATGGGATTAGGTGGTGGAGCCGGTGTGGGGTTATCATTGCCAGGCGGATATATTAATGGTGCACCAAATCCAAAAGATATTAAAAAATTAAAATCAAAGTTAGATAAAGATGGTAGTGATGAATATCAGCCTGTAAAAGAAGACCAAATACCTGGTGGATTAGCTAAAGGTATGACACTTTCTGATATTGCTAAACATCATAAAATTAGTCCACAAACGCTTAAAGCAGAATTCATAAAAGGATATGCCGTTGAGAGAGAACATACAACTGATGTTAATATAGCAAAAGAAATTGCGTTAGACCATCTTTACGAAGACCCAAATTATTATAGTAAACTTTCTAAAATAGAAACTCCAATAAGCGAAGGATTATTACTAGAAGGTGGTGCATACGGACATATGGCACATCCATTTGATATTGAAATGGGTTTAACGTTTGGTGACCTCAAACAAATTGTAGTAAGAGCCTTAAATGGTGATTTGGAATTAGCGCGAGAAAAAACCGATGGACAAGCATTGGCAGTTAGTTGGGTAAATGGTAGATTGGTTGCTGCACGTAATAAATCACATTTAAAGAATAAAGGTGAGGGAGCTATGACAATAGGACAAGTAGCAGATAAATTCGCTGGTAGAGGTGGATTAACTGATGCTTACAACTTCGCTATGCAGGATTTATCTAAAGCAATAGCAGCCTTATCAGAACCTCAACGTAAGAAGATTTTTAAGGATGGCGCATGTTTTATGAATCTGGAAGTAATATATCCAACATCAGTAAATGTAATCCCCTATAATCAACCGCTATTAGTGTTTCATGGTACATTTGAGTATGATGTGGAAGGAACTATAATTGGTGAAAATCAATCTGCAGCATCTATACTGGGTGGAATGATAAAGCAAGTAAATGCACATGTTCAATCAAAATATACAATTCAAGGCCCACCAATGCAAAAACTTCCTAAATCAGAGCATCTTTCTAAATTACAAGGAAAGTATATTTCTATGATTAGTAAATTACAATCTGAATTTGGATTATCCGATTCTGATGGTGTGGCGGATTATCATCAAGCTTGGTGGACTAAGTTTGTTGAAAAAGGTGCAAAGAAATTAGATACACAAGAAAAAATAGGATTGGTTAAGAGATGGGCTTTTGGCGATAAATCATTCCGTATTAATACAATTCAAGACGCTAAATTAAGAGCTTGGGCTGAACAAACTGATAAACAAGACCAACAAAAAATATCTAAAGAAAACTTAATGAAATTTGAAGAAATATTTTTAGGAGTTGGTGCGGATGTATTATCATTTATGACTTCAGTATTAACCGCGAATCCTGATTCTGCTAAAAGACAAATGGTAGCTCGTTTAGAATCTACAATATCTCAAGTAAAAGCAAGTGGTGACCCTAAAAAGATTGCAAAATTAAAATTAGAATTACAAAGATTAAACGCTTTGGGTGGATTTGAAAAGATTGTACCAAACGAAGGTATTGTTTTTGTTTATGGTGGTAATACCTATAAATTGACTGGAGCATTTGCACCACTTAATCAAATTTTGGGTATATTCTTTGAAAAGTAATCGTTTTATTCAATTCTGATATACTTATATATACGAATATATCACAATTAATATGTCAAAGGAATTTCAAAAAAAATTTATGCATCCAACTCGTAGAAAGTTGGTAAACATGGTACTTACCGGTGGAGATTATGAAAAAGATACCCAAATCTCATTCTCAAATGCAGAAAATACCGCTAACAATAATAAGAAAAGAGAAATAGGTGAAAAATGGACAGATTCTCAAGGTAAAACTTGGGAACAAAAAGATTTTGGAAAAATCAGAGTAAATGAACTTTCTGAAACAATGTCCGATGTTAGAGCCTATTTAGATAAATTGAATAGCTGTAAAGCAGAAGATTGTAATACAATTAAATTAAGTAGAGCTGACAAAAAACTTGTATCTAAAACTGGCTATTGTGCAACTTGTTTGGCTAAAAGAGAAACCCAGATAAAAATTGATGGGTTGTGGGAAGCTTATGAAGATTATAAAATATATTCTAATATGATTGCATATGGGCAGGAATTGGTAGAAAAATTAAATCAAGCTTACACCGATGCAAAACAAGAATATGAGTTTGTACACGAAGATGGTAAGATTGAAAAATGGATTTTAGAAAAAGATGTAAATGAAATAAAAGCAGAAATTCTAGCTGATATTACAAAATATGAAGAAGAAATCCAACAGGCTATAAAATTAAGAGATGAAGCTTACAATAAATTAAAAGATAAAAATTACGATTTAGTAAGACCACTTAAAGATTAGTATGAGTAATGGAATTACACAAAAGAAATCCTTAAAGGAGATTATAGCAGATGAATACAAAAAGTGCGCGGTAGACCCGATTCATTTTATGAAAAAGTATTGTATGATTCAGCATCCGGTGAGAGGTAAGATACCTTTTCACCTTTTTCCATTTCAAGAATCAACTTTAACACAATTTGCAGCCAATAGATTTAATATAGTTCTTAAATCACGTCAGACGGGTATCTCAACTCTATCTGCTGGATATGCACTTTGGAAAATGTTATTTAATAGTGATTTTAATGTGTTAGTTATTGCAACTAAACAAGATGTGGCAAAAAACTTAGTAACTAAAGTAAGGGTGATGCATGAACTATTACCTAGTTGGTTAAAAGGTGGTTCTTTGGAAGATAACAAACTCTCCCTTCGTCTACATAATGGTTCTCAAATTAAAGCGATTGCGAGTTCACCTGATGCAGGACGTTCTGAAGCCTTATCACTTCTAATATTTGATGAGGCTGCCTTTATTGATGATATTGATGAGATTTGGGTAGCGGCACAATCAACCTTATCAACGGGTGGTAGTTGTATTGCACTTTCTACTCCTAATGGTGTGGGTAACTGGTTCCACAAAACTTGGTTAGGAGCAGAAGAAGGTTCTAATCCATTCAATACAATCCGTTTACATTGGACAGTGCATCCTGAAAGAGGACAACAGTGGAGAGATGAACAAGAGAAATTATTAGGTGCAAAGAAAGCAGCTCAAGAGTGTGATTGTGATTTCGTATCTTCTGGTGATACTGTAATTGATCCTGAATTATTAATGTTCTATAAAGAATCATATTGTCAAGAACCTTTGGAGAAGACTGGATTTGATGGAAACCTTTGGAGATGGGAATACCCTACTGCAAATGGTTCTTATATGGTAATTGCCGATGTGGCCAGAGGTGATGGGTCTGACTATTCAGCAGCTCATGTTATGGATATTGAAAGTTGTACTCAGGTAGCTGAATATAAGGGTAAGATTGATACAAAAGATTTTGGAAACTTCTTAGTGGAATTATCTACCCAATACAATGATGCTTTACTTGTAATAGAGAATGCAAATATTGGTTGGGCATGTATTCAACAAGTAATTGATAGAGCATATAAAAACTTATTCTATATGAGTAAGGATTTAAAGTATGTTGATATAGAACATCAGATGAGAAACAAATATCGTGCGGATGAAAGGCAAATGGTAGCTGGGTTCTCAACTACTTCTAAAACTAGACCATTGATTGTATCTAAATTGGATGAGTATTTTAGAGAAAAAGCGGTTGTAGTTCGTTCAAATCGTTTGATTGATGAATTGTTTACATTCATATTTGTAAATGGTAGAGCAGAAGCTATGAAAAGTTATAATGATGACTTGACAATGGCATTTTGTATTGGGTTGTGGGTTAGAGATACAGCACTTCGTTTGAGACAAGAGGGAATTGATTTAACAAAAAGAACTTTGGGGGGTATTTCTTCTAATCAACAATATGAAGGAGTATATGGTGCAGGAGATAGAGATGATAACCCTTGGAAAATGAAAATTGGGGATGATTTTGAAGACTTGACTCAATGGTTATAAAAATGTAGTGTTTTGACAATTTACGATATTTATGATATATGTCAAAATACAAAAAGGAGACCAAAATGATTAAACTTACAAATATCCTAAAAGAAGATGAGTATGTTGATAAAGCATACCAAAAAGGAGACCAACCGGCTGATAATCCAATTGATGATTACGATGAATTGGATGTAGAGCAAGAAGATATGGATGATTTTATCAACTATCTTAAAGCATATTCACAATCATTAGACGAAGCTAATTGTAGTTGTGTATTTGAAGCTGAATATCAGGGTAGAGAAGTGAAATTAGGTAAACCAATGGCAGGTGATGTAAAAAAATTTAAGGTATATGTTAAAAATCCTAAAACTGGTAAAGTTATTAAAGTAAACTTTGGGCAGAAGGGAGTAAAGATTAAGAAAAATAATCCTGGTAGAAGGGCTAATTTTAGAGCAAGACACAATTGTGATAATCCGGGTCCTAGAACAAAAGCAAGATATTGGTCTTGTAGAAAATGGTAAAATAAATTATGGCAGAACAATTCCAAGACGATAGGAGTTTCTTTGGGAGACTTAAAAAATTATTTTCAACTAACGCAATCGTAACCGTTGATAAAGATGGTAAACGTAGAGTTGTTGATGTAGAAGACCGTCAATATAATACGAATTTTGTAAATTTAAGAGATAGATACACAAAACTTCAAAGGTCTTATTTTGAAACTCATCAAGGAGCACAATCAATGGCATATCATCAAGTTCGTAGAGAACTTTTTAGAGATTATGATGCTATGGATATGGACCCAATCATTGGTTCTGCTTTAG